CCATGTCCGCCGCTTCGCGTTTGACTTGCTTCGATTCGGCGACGAACTCCTTCAGCATCGTCGTGGCGCCCTCGATCGACTTGAAGGCCGCCAGGCCGCCCAAGAGCGGACCGCCCAGCACGCCGGCAACCCCCTTGAACATCGAGCCCAGGTCGATCGACTGACCCTTGGTCGAGTCCCGCAGTCTCTTGATATGGCCCTTGCCTTTGTCCGCAGCCGCGGCCAGGCCGGAGACGTCTCCGGTGATGATCGCGGCCATGGTTCCGATGGAGTCGGCCATGAAGAGGTGTAAGGTGTAAGGTGTTAGGTGTCAGGAAGAGGTGTGGGCGGTGTCTTCACTGACACCTAACACCTCTCACCTAACACCTATTTCTGGCTGGAATGAAAAAAGGCTTCTGCCGAGCACTTCATGTCTGCCTCGCTTTGCAGCGGGGCCTGGGTTACTTCGCCGTCCCAGTGGGGCATAAAATCGTCGAGCTGGATCGGCGTGCCGGCGGCCAGCGGACCGCGGGCCACGTTCATGCAGACCCTCGCGGCGCGGAGGTCCTCGGCCCAGGGTCCCATCGGGCCGTCGATCTGCTCCAGGGCAATCCACCAGGCCAGCTCCGCGGCGGGCATGCTGCGGAGCAACTGATGGCGGGTCATGCCGAGTTCGCGGGCGAGGCGGAACTCGTCGAGGAGTCGGCCCCGCCGGCGGAGTTTTTTAGCGCGGCGTCGATTGCCTTGCCGTATTCGTTCCCGATCAGCATCAGCCGCTTGGCGTGCTGAAAGAGCACCGCCTGGGTCAGCACCGGCAGCCGGCGGATTTCTTTCGCCACGGCGCAGACCTTCGACCAGTCGTAGAGGTCCTCCTCGTGGCCGACGCACAAGGCCCGGCCGCTGGCATCGCAGAGGCAAAAGACGACGGGCCGGGCCCGCCAGTCCTCGCCGTCGATGATGTTGCCGTCCGCGTCGAAAACCTTGGATTCCCAGAAATCGCGCATGCCGCCTTCCGGGCTCCGCATGTAGCATTCAGGCAGGCCGGGCACGGTGACGCGCTCCGGGGCGGCCGCGGTCCGGGCCGCGCTGATCAGGTCGCTGAGGTTCATAATAGGTGTAAGGTGTAAGGTGTTAGGTGTTAGGAAGAGAGGCGTCAGGCGTTTTTGCTAACACCTGACACCTAATCCCTTACACCTGGTTACGGGATCAGGCAGGGCCTCATGGTGAAGCTGCGGACGATCTCACCGTTGAGACTGCCCTTCGCGCTCCGCTTGGTGCAGATCGCCGGCAGAGCCGTCCCGTTGCTGGGCGTCGTCGTGCCGTCGCGCCAGGTGAAAAGCATCGGGTTCTTATCGCCGGCGAAGATCGGGCAGGGGCCGACGACCTCGAAGGTGAACTCGTTTTGCGCCTGGCCGCCGTCGACCAGCTCCATGGGATCTCCGGCGCCGGTGACCTTGGCCTCGGGGACCGTGGAGTCATCGCCCATCGAGCGGATCTTGAGCAGATAAACGGTCGATCCCCACGTGAGGTAGGAATAGTTGAACTGGTTCGAGGCCGCGGGGAACGGGGAGGGGAGGGCATCGCCGGCCATGGGGTGGCTCCAGGTGTAAGGTGTCAGGTGTCAGGTGTTAGGAGGACGAAATCATGCCTGCTTTTGTGAGGCGCTTCAGGGCCCTTTGCAGGGCGGTAACGATGGCGGTCCGGACCGGATTCCGCGTCGCATCGACGGCCGACTGCATGAAAGGGTGCGCGCCGGCCGCGTGTGGGCCGCCGTGGCCGTGCTCCACCAGGTGCGCGTATCTCGTGGGGATAGCGACCTCCAGGCCGAAGTCTTCGGAGCGCTTGCGCCGCCAGGCATTCGTGAGCGTGATCCGTTTTCGCAACACGCGATCGAAGCGGCGTTTAAAGCTTCGCCGCGGTCCGACCGCGGCATAGACGCCCATGCCCTTGCCGCCGAGCTTGATGCCCAGCGACTCGCGCAAGATGCCCGTCTTTTGCGGCGCGCGGGACTGCATCACGAAGAGCAGGATCTTCGCCGCGTCCCGGACGCCTTTGCGGAGCCCCTTGTCGCGGGCCTCGATCGGCAGGGCAGCCAGGGCCTGCTCGATCGCGGCGTCGCCTTTCCAGAGGATGTCGTCGACGCGGGGCATAATCGTTCTTGGTTCGTTGTTCTTGGTTCTTGGTTCTCGGTTGGCCGCGTGCAACGAACCGAGAACAAAGAACCAAGAACACTCCTACATCCATTTCCAGGTGCTCAGGCAGTAACCCAGGTATTGGTTCTTTGTGTACAGGCACTCTTCGACGCGGCCGCGGGTAAGACCCGTGCAGGCCCAGACGCCGCCGGCGGCGTACAGGCCCTGCGCCAGAAGCGCGCCGCCGATCGCATCCACCAGCCCGCGGAGCGGGTCCGTCTGCGTCAGGTCCGTTTCCTCGCTCACGTGGCGCTGGACGATGACGGCCACCGCCTGATCGTGACTCGTGCTGGCGTTGCTGATCAGTTCGTCCGTCAGATCATCCGGGATCACCAGGACAAAAGTCGTACTTGCGCTGGGCAGGTCCTCGTAGGCCAGCTCGGCACGCGCGGCGGAGATGGCCTGCCCCCAATCGGTCCCATTCAGGAGGTTCACGATCGCATCGGCAATGGCGGTCGAGTCGCTCATGGGTTTATCTCCCGCGTGTGGACGCGGAGCCACAGGCCGGCATGATCCATCCGCTCGTGGACGTCGTCGCTGCCTTTGGGCGGCAGAACTTCATAGCTCAACGCCTGGCCGGCCTCGGTAAGCTGCACCCACCAGCCGCGGGTCGGAAAATAGGGCGTCCCGTTCAGCACCAGGTCCGGCAGGTAAAAGCCGAAGTCGCGGCGGGCGCGGGTCTGGTAGACCTCGCGGGTTTCTTCGGCGTCGTCAATCACGTCCAGCGGGATCGCCGTGCAGGGGATCGAGCCGGCCGACTTAGGCAAAACGATCACCACCGCCAACCCGGTTATCGCCCGGGCGGAGTTGAAGGCCATCGTGATTGCGGCGTCGGAGAGGGACATGAGAGCAGGGAGCGGGGAGCAGGGAGCAGGGAGTCGGGAACATGGTCCGGGAGCAGGACTCCCTGCTCCCTGCTGTTTGTCAGGACAGGATTACCTTCACCGTCATATTGGCGGCCACGATGGCCTGGTTGTAGAAGCGGCACTTGACCACGTTCGCGGTCAACGGGTCCGCGGTGGTGCCGGTGATCCAAGCGTCGAAGTTGCCGCCGGCGGCGATCGAGCTGGCGCGTTGCGTGGTGGGCACGGCGTCGAGCAGCTCGACCATGCCGGGCTGCGCACTGGTAACGACCAGCATCTGCAGCGTGCTGTAGACGATGGCCACGCCGTCGGTGACGTCCTGGGCCACGGCGATCGTGATCGCCGTCGCGTTGGCCGGCAGGGTCGTATCGCCGGCGACGAGGAACTTCGCGGTCGTGACGGTCAAGAGGACCGTCTCCGCCGCGCCCGGGCTGGTGATCGTGTTGATCGTGACGTCGTACATGGCATGCAGGACCGCGCCCACGAACCAGAAGACGGCCACCGTGTTGCCGCTGGCAAGCAAAGTGCTCGGATCGGCGATCGTGAGCGTCTCGCCGGATTGGCTGAGCACGGTCCCAGCGAGCGCGGCGGGGGCCGTAACGGAGATTTTCTCCGCGCTGGCGCCGGTGGCCGCGACGCTCTGATTGACTTGCAGCCCGTCGCAGACGACGAGCTGTTGGATCGAGCCGGTAACGTTTCCGGTAGGCATGGCGATTTCAGGTGTAAGGTGTTAGGTGTCAGGTGTCAGGAAGAGAGCAGGCGCCAGGCACTTACACCTGACACCTCTCACCTGACACCTAGAAAGGATTTGCGGCCCACCAGGCGTTCCAGGCGGCCGTGCTGATGTAAAAGTTGGTGAGGGGCGCGCCGCGGACCCAGGCCAGGAAAAGCTTGTGGCGGCTCACGCCCAGGGCGTTGGCCAGGTCCCAGAGGTTCAGGCCGACGATCCCGTCCATCGAGACGATCGGATTTCCGGCCTCGCCCATCCCCTTGGCACCCGTGACGGCGACAGATTGGCTCATCCGATGGCTCCAAATCCGTAGGTGGGATCGACCGTGGTCTGAAAGTCGGTGCCGTCCAGGGTCTTCGGCGTGGCGAATTCGTCCCAAAAAAGCGGGAAAGAAGCCGCGTCGTTCGTCACGAAGACGTAGACCAGGACGCCGATCACTTGCCGCGTCGAGGCCGGCAGCGAGCCCCAGTCGATCGCAGCCGCGGTCAGCTTCACGAGCGGGCCGGCGTCGACGCGCGTGGCGGCGACCGTGCCCAGCGTTTGCTCGGTGTAGCCCACGGCGTCGCAGGTGTCGGTGGTCAGGCCCGACACGTGGTTGATGGGCGTGGTCTCGGCGAGCGTGGCGCAATTCGCGTTGCTCATGCAGAGCCGGGCCTTGATCGTGGCCGTGCCGGGGATCGCCAGGCCGGCCCAAATTGCGGCCCGGCCGGCGTTGAACATTCTTGAGGACATGGAGGGGTCCTTTGTTCTTGGTTCTTGGTTCTTGGTTCGTTGCTCCCGGTCCAAGAACCAAGAACAAAGAACCAAGAACAAAAAAGAGGTCCGGCCCGGAGTGCCGTTTCGAGCGTGATCGCGGGCGCGGACCTCTCGGGAGGTCAGAAGAGCAATTCGCCGGTCAGGGTCGCCGCCACGCAGGTGCCCGGGCTGCCGGCCAGGGTGACCTTGACGCGGGCGTAGCGCGAGACCTGCGTCGGCAGGCGGAAGCGGGCCGTGGCGGCCGCGGCCCCGGCGCCGCCGGCACCGGTCTGCACGAGCACCTTGTCGGCGACGATTACCGTGTTGGTGACGAAGTTGTCCGTCGACATTTCCACGGAATAGGTCGCCGTGGACGCGTCGGGCAATTGCGTGGTGGTCAGCGCGGGGGCCGTGATCAGCAGCTCGCACTGGGCGACGAAGTCGTCGCGCGTGGAGAGCTCGCCGAGGTCGAAGGCGGCAAGCACGGCGTTGGTCGCCGTGGCGGGCAGGGCGACGGTCTGCTTGAGCAGCGTGTCGCGGACATTGTAGCCGAACATGGGTCGATCCTTATTTCTTGAGAAATGGCGGGGGTTCTTGGTTCGTTGTTCTTGGTTCGTTGTTCTTGGTTCTTGGCAACGAAGCAAGAACCAAGAACCAAGAACACCTTCGGTCAGCCGCAGAGCTCCGTGTTGGAGATCGACTCGGTGGCCAGAATCGGGATACCCTCGAATTCCTGCGGGATGGGGGCCGGCAGGCCGGTGGGGTTGACCGCGGTCCGCGAGGCGCGAAGCTGCTCGCGGGCCTCCTTGGTCATGAAGAACACATGGGGCGCGAACCCCGCGCGGAACTTCGTGAGCAGCCTGCCCATCAGCGCGTCGTCCAGGCCCTTGCCGGCGTCGCTGGTCACGTTCTTGATTCGCCCCACGGTCCACGAGCGGCCCATCTGCAGCCCGATGCGGGCCACGATTTCCTGGTGGTAGGCCATGTACGGGTTCCCCGAGCTGTCCTGCTTGGGGTACTCGATGACGTCGGTCAACCGCATCTCGCCGCCGTTGCCGAAGATCCACTGCACGTCCTTGACGCCGTAGCGCACGCCCCAGACGCTCGTGCTGATCGTGCCGCTGGCCGCCACACCTTGGGTGGTGCCCGTGGCGTCGACCTGCATGTTGACCGTGTCGTAGACCTGCATCAGGCCGGGGAAGCCGAGGGAATCGTTCAGCGGCGCCCAGGTGCTCGCGGCGTTGCCGTAATAGAACTGCTTGCAAACGGTTTGGACCGACGCCTCCCAGATGCCGCTCGCCTCTTTGGCGATGCAGGCTGCCGGGCCATCCTCGTCGGACTCGGCCACGCGGACGTCCATCTCGATGGGCGGGTTGAAAATGAACGTCTCGTAGACTCTGTTCGCCCAGGTGCTCTTCGACACGGGCGTTCCCTGGTTGGCGCCGCGGAAGCCGACGACGGGCAGCGCGGTCCGGACGAGGGTCTTGTACTGCAGGCCCTTGATCGGGCGCGAGGCGCCGACGAAGGGCAGGCGCACGCCATCCAGGGTGACGCCGGTCAGTTCGGGGGTCGACCGGATCGTTTCGTCGATCAGCCCGGCGATGGCGTCGGCGCCGTTCATCTTGGCGATGTCGAGCAGCGTTAGGGTGTTGCTTGCGGTGATGGTCATGGGTCTCTCGCAAAAAAAGGTGTTAGGTGTCAGGTGTCAGGTGTAAGGAGAAGGCGGCAGGCACTTACACCTGACACCTCTCACCTAACACCTATTTCTTCGCGGGCAGCTGCACGCTCAGGGCGTAGCGGGCCACGTTCGGGCCGAGGGCCAAGACCAGGCGTTGGGCCTCGCGATCGTCGGCAGCCGGGGCGGACACGGCGGAGACGCCGGCGTCGCCGGGCCCGGCGGAAAGGGGCTCGATCTCGCCGGCGTTGGCGACGGCCGCCAGGCGACTTTTCAAGGTCGCGTTCTCGGCCAACAAGTCCTTGGCGAAGGACGCCTGCGCTTCGTCGAGGGTCAGGCCCTCGGTGAAGTACTTCGCGCCCTTCTCGGGTCCGAAGATCTCGGTGAACTTGGCGCCCTCGGCCTTGCGGTCGTAGTGCTTTACTTCGACGCCGGGCGCGGGGACGGAGAGCGGGGCGGCCGCGGGAAGGGCGGCGGGAACCACGGGGGCCGCCGGGGCGGCCGGAGTTTCGGTGGCCATTGTGACCTCCTGGTGGGAAAAGTAGGTGATTTCAACTTCGGCCGGGTCGCCGGCGGAGAACTTGGCAGACGTGCTCGCATCGACGCCGTACGGACAGAGGGCCACGCCGCGCAAGGCCCATTGGCGAAAGACCACGCCGGGCCCGGCAAAGTCGTAGCCGTTGACCTGGGTCGTCGCATTCTCGCCGACCTCTTCGATCGACAGGCTGGACGGATCGGGCATAATGCTGCACTGGTAGGGGACGCCGGCGTCGGCGCGGGTCAGCACGGCCGTGGCCGTGTCCTCGCCGTGTACGGGCACCACCTGGCCCGCCGCTTTCAGGCCGGTCTTGGCGTCGGCCGAGAAGCGGTCGCAGTAGCCGAGTACTTCCCGCGGATCGTGGCAATAGTCCAGGGGCAACTTGTCGCCGCCGCCCATCACGGAGAAGCCGGCCATATCGTGGACGCATTTGCCCCAGTATTGATGGAAGGCGGGCTGCGCGGTGCGGCAGACCAGCTCGACGGCGCGGGCCTCGCCGGCGGAGGGCGTTTCGTCCCCTTCCGGCCCCGCGGCGAAGGCACAGGTGCCGAGGGCGAATTGGAGCGCGCTGGCGGGTACGCGGCGGGTCTTTTTCGCGATGGTCGTCATGATCTTCTCCGTGTCCCCCTATCTCCGCGTCTCCGCGTCATTTCTTCTTCTTGGGCTCTTCGTCGGGCCGCGGCGGCTCGTCGGCCGGCTTCTGCCCGGGCTGGGTCACGACGCTGGCCAGGTGGCGATCGGCGAGGATCTTCTCCTCGGCTTCCAGCTCGTTGGCCACGTCCTCAAACTCGATCTGCTGCTCGCGGAGGATCCGCGTGCGGCTGGTGAGGCGGAGGGCCAGGGCCGTCTGGTTGGCCGCCATCTCTTTTTGGAGATCGATCCACGGCGCTCCCACAAATAAATAATCCCAGCGGAGGTCGCGGAGCGTCATCTTGCCGGGCAGCTCCAACAACCCGGAGGCGATCCACTGCGACATCTTCCAGAGCTCGATCGCGTCCAGAAGGTCCTTGATATTCCGCCGCTTGCTCTTGGCGCTTTCCTCGTACTGGATCCAGGCCGATCGGCTGCTGCTCCAGGAACTCTCGCTCTCGTCGTAAAAGCAGTGCGGGATGTCGAGGCTCTTCAGCGCGAGCTGGACCATGGACGCCAGGAATTGCTGGAACTCGGTGGAGGGCGTGTGGGATTCCATGATCTCGGCATCGTCGCCCGGATCCATATCGAGGACCCAGTTGCCCTTGCCAAAATCGACGGAGTAGCCGTCCTCTTCCTTGCGGTAGGGAGGCGTTGTCGAGCCCTCGTCTTCGGCCTCGGCAATATCCTCCTCGCCGCGCTCGCCCTCGACCGCCGTGGCGTTGCCCAATTCTTCGCTATCCTGCCGCTTGAATTTGATCCCGAAGAGCTGCGCGATCTTCATCTTCGCGAGGGCGAATTCCTTGCTCTCGGCGATGTCCTTGAAATCGTTCAGGGCCGATGCCATCGGCGAGACGCCGCGGAGCTGGTCGAAGCGGTCGAAGTAGGCGTGCAGCAAAAAGTTCCGCGCGGGCACGATTCGCTCCGGGAGGAACTGCGTGCCGAACGGGCCGCGCTTGGCGACGGCGTAGCCGATGGCCTTGCCGCGGCGATTTACGACGACTCCATTGATCAGCCTTGAGCCCTCGGGCCAACCTTTCAGCGTCGGTCCGTCGCCGTAGTCATCGCTGTAAAACATCCCCAATCCCCATGGATTGCGAATGCGATCACCCTCTATCCACTGCAATTGCCCCGTGGCCAGTTTAATCGCGCCCACGTCGCCGTCGACCGTGGCGCGGGCCTCGGCCAGGCGGATCTGTCGCCAGAAGGGATGCCGCTCGACGGCGTCGCTTTGCTCCTTCTTATTCCACCAGGCCTTCAGCTCCTTGATCCGCTTGTTGAGCTTCTCGTTCTCATTCCGCGGCTCGAAGACGAACTCGGCCACGTAATCGAGATGCTTGCGGATTGCCCAGGCGGCGATCGCAAAATTCCGCGGCAGGTCCCGCGTCGTGCTGACCAGTGCGGTCCGCTGGCCGGGCAGGAGCTCCGCATCCTCGCTCCGCAGCGTCAGACTCGGCGCACGCCGGCGGGGCGAAGGGACGGCCGCCTCGTAGCCGAATGCTCCCCGCTGGGCTCGATCGAGCCAGTTCCAGGCGGTCCGTTCTCGTTCGGCGGTCAGCATGGGAAGCGGGGAGCAGGGAGCGTGGAGCAGGGAGAGTGCATGATTCGCTCTTCTCACGTGTGGCGGAGGTCAAGGGTCCGGACGCGTCGCCGGCGGCCGCTGCGGCGCGCGGCGCGGGCCTCGAAAAAGGAGAGGGCGTTGCGGGCCTCGGCAGGGTCGAAGCTGGTCGTCACGCCCCCGGCCGAGACGCTGGTCACGCCGGCCACGCCGGCGGCGGCCTGGCTGGCGAGGGTCGTTTCCAGATTCGCGGCAAGGGTCTGGTCGATAATCCCGGTGGATCGCGCGCAGACCCAGGTGACCGTGCCGTCGGTAACGGTGGCCCCGAGCACGGTGGGCCACGTGGGGACGGTTCCCCCCGAGGTTCCCGGCGCGGTGCAATCGTAGACGTAGCCGTTGCCGGGAGAGACCGTCTGGCCGAATTCGTACGCGGTGGCGGTTGCCCAGGCTTGTTGGCACATGCTCTCAGCAGAGCATGCGGGGTGGCCAAATTCGGCGCGGCTCCAGCGGGAACCGGGAAAAATGGCGCGGTCACTCGTAGGTCTTGTCGTCGCGGACCTGGCCGCAGTCGGCGCAGCGGGTCCGCCGCGGCGCGAAGGCGCAAAGAAGACGGGAAAAAGAGGTGCTCTTTTCAGGCCGTCGCCAGAGCAGCGCGGCGGGCGGTGCGGAAGAGATCGCGGGCCATGCGGGCGCGAATGAATGGAAACCAGAGTTCCACCCGGGCGAAATCGTCCGGGAACTCGGTCTCCATTCGCATCAAGTGCCGAACGTTGGGGACGCCGGCAAGGGAGCGGTTTGCCAAGCGGTAGTCTGCGGGGAGCCGCACTCCGCTTTCCTCGATCGTGCGGAGGATCATCTCCTTGGGCCAATCGAGGCAGGGGTAGAAGGTGCGGCGTCGCTCGTTCTTGCCGCCCGATTTTTGCACGTAGATTCGCCGGTCGATGGAATCGCTGAGATTGATGCCGAAGGCGCACCAGGCATTGGCGCAGCCGTGTTTAGCCGCTACCAGCCGGGCAACCTCCAGGTTCTCATATTCCCAGAGGCTCATCCTATCGATCGCCGTTTCGCGATTCGCCGGTTGGAACCAGAGTTTCGCCAGCGCGCCGGAGAACTCTCCCGACAGGCATCGCTCGATGGGCGTGTCGAAAAACTGCTCGTAGTAATCGAGACTGGCGTCGACAAAGCCGAGATGAGGCACCGCCGCACAGTGGAAGGGCACGATGCGGCGGGCGAAGTTCTTGAGCCAGAGCCATGCGGCTATGCTATCCTTACCCCGCGAGAAGCCGAGAAGGATCGTGCCGCCGCTCCGGTCGCAAATCTCGCGGCAGAGAGCCTCGCTAGCGGGCGTGCCGATCGGTTCAGCCCCCGCCGGCTCCGCTGCCCCCTCCGCCCTTGCCGCCGACGGCTTTAGCGGCTCTCGATTGGCTTGCGCCAACGCTTCGCGCGGCGCGGCTCGTGGAGCCTTTCGCGCTCTTGCTTTTCCCGCCGCTCTTGCTTTTTGCGGCGTTTCCTCGCTGTTTAGCCATGCGGACACTTTTCCTTCCTGCTCATCGCTGAGCGTCCAAAGAGATAATCGACCACCGCACAGAATGGGGTCGACCTTGCGAACATTATCGAGCACCCAGCACAGCGGGCCAAAGATATTTTCCCGCTGATTGGGAAATTTCTGCAAAGCCTCCTCGGGAGAAAGCACCTCGATCACCTCGACGACGCCTAAAATCGCGCCATTTTTTCCGCCGCGGTGAATCGCAATATCGCCGCGCACGTTCGCGCCCCAGGAGCGGTTCTCGATGCGCTTGGGGCCGTAAATTACGGCCTCCGCGAATTCAGGCTTTAGCGTCAGGGCTTTCATCGGCATCAGTCTCCGCCAGCTTTTGCGGGCTCTCCAGAGCCAGCTCCTTGAGCCGGCATTCTAGCACAGATCGCTGCGCGTTAAAAGGGCTCGGAGTCACGGCGATGCCCAATTTTTCCGCCAAAATCTCGCCGTCGACATACATGCCGTAGAGCGTTCCCACGCCTGTGCGATCGAGGAATTCCATCTTTTGCGAGTGGGAGCCGAACACGAGATTCAGCCAGAAGTTGACCTCGTTTTTATCCTTGCCCCGCGCCCGCGATTTTTCTCGTGCCGCAATGAATTTTCGCAGCTTAGGGTTGTCTTCGCCGACGTCTTCCAACGCCAGTTCCGCCTTCCCCTCGCGCTTCGCGATTGAGATTTGTTCTCTCGCCTGGCGTTCGTTTTCCGCCTCCGGCAGTCCCTGGGGGACATTTTCCGCTTCAACGATCGCCTCGGCCGCTTCCATGAGCCGGTAGGCTTGGCTCTTGCCGATTCCCCAGCGCGCTTTCAGGTAATCGCGGAAGGAGTTGTATGACGCCTTATAGAGCTTTCGCTCCCGAATTGAGAGCAGCGCATTACCCACCTCGACGAACGTCGGCAGCTTTTCAATGACCGCCTCCAGCTCCTCAAGTGTCATCAGGGCCATGCCCTGCCCGTTTTCCGCGTTTGCCATCGCCGTCCTCACTCGTAGGTCTTGTCGTCGCGGACCTGGCCGCAGGCCGTGCATCTGGTCCGACGCCAGACGACCAGGTGGTAGATGGTGCCATCCGGGCGCAGGCCGGTGTATTCGTGCTCGCGGCGGTTGCAATACTCGGACCGCTCGGCCGAGCCGCACTTCGGGCAGTGGGATTTCTCGACCGTCACCACGGGCGGCGGCGCGGGGGGCGTCGCAGGGGCCGGCGTCGGCGGATAGTGGCGGCGGGGGTCGGGCTTGTGTCCCATGGGCTTGTCTCCTTCTTACTGGATAGTGAAAGCGGAACGCTATTGGAAGTACCGCACCTTCGGCCGTCCGGCTTTCTTCGCCTTGGCGGCCTTGGCCAATTTCTTCCGCGCCTGCCTGGTGGCCTCGCTGATGCGGACGCTGATCACGGCTCCCTGGGCGCTGGCGGCGACGAAGTTGCCCACGATGCAATCTCCGAGGTGGTTGTCGGGCTTCTCGGGGGAAAGGCTCCATTCGTCGACGGTCCGCCCGGGGAGCGCTTTGCGGACGCGGGCCTCGGCGAGTAGATGCTGGGCGAGCATCTGATGGTCGGATGCCTGCCCGAAGAGCGTCAGGCCGCCGGCGTCTCCGGCGGCATAGGCCAGCCGCTCGTGGAGCATGGTCTTCCAATAATTTGTGTCGACCGTGATCCGCTGCGTCTCTCGGCCGGCCTTCTTGCCCTTAGCCGCCTTGGCCCGGGCCACGATCCAATGGTGCCCGCGGATCTCGCCCTCGTGGTGCGGCCACTCTTCCATGGGATTGCTTTTGATGCCGATGCCTTTGCCTTTGGCGGGGAGGATGATCGCGCCATGCGGCGATCGGCGGCAGAATTCGAGGACCGTGGTGGACGTCTCGCCCCAGCCGTAGTCGATCAGGATCCGTCCGATCCGCAGCGTGCTGCCGGACTCACTGGACCATTCGCAGTCCATGAGGAAATTGACCAGCTCGTCGAGGCCGGCGTGAATCGCGCCTTCGAGGCCGGCCCCGCGGTGCCGTTTCATGAGCGTGCCCGGTACCTCTTTCATGCGGAAATATTTCCGCTTCGGATCGGGCCAGGCGTTATAGTCCACGAGGTGTCCTGTGAAGTCCCGCTTCCACGCGGCCACGGCCCAATAGAGGAGCGGCTTGTTGACGTCGATGAAGGCCGTGAGGTCCGTCGCTGCGTCCGGGACCATACCCCGCGGGATGCCATTGGCCTTGGCGCAGATCTCCTCTGGAGTCAGCTCTTCGACCTGGCCTTCCGGCCGCTGCGGTTGGTTTTGATATTCGGCATCGAAGCTCTCGGTCCCTAGGTCCTGGCGGAGATCGTAGGCATGCTGGATCGCGCTCTCGTCTTCGGGCCGCTTCCGCCGCTCCCATGCGACACGGCTGCCGCCGTCCATCGCCTCGCGATGCGCGCGGTAGAACTCGATCGCCCCCGCCCCGCCGTGTCCGGCGCGGAGGCTGTCGGCCCGGATCCGGAGGTATTGCTCCCAGAGTTCCGTGGCGTCGGGCCATTGCTCGACGAGCTTCGTACGCAGGCCCTGCCACTGCGGATACTTTTCGCGATCGAGGATCTGATCGGCCAGGTCCCCCGGCACCATGACCGTGCAGGGCATCACGCCGGCGATCCTCTGTCCCGGCCCGGCGAGGCCGAGGATGCTGCCGGTAAGCACGCCCAGCCGCTTCTTGCATTGCGAGGCCGAGTGCGCGCTCTGCATCGTCTGCGGGTCGTCGATGATCACCAGGTCGGGACGGACCGAACTTCGGTCCGCGAGCGTGGCCTTCATTCCATTGATCCGGCCGCTGATTCCTCTCGCGCGCACGCGGCAGCCGCTGGCCTGGCTGCCCGGGATCGTCGGCACGACGATCTCATCAGTCTTCCAGCGGATGTAGGTCCGCTTTCCCTGATACTGTTGGCCGCCGGCCTTCTGCGCGATCGCTTCCAGATGCCGGATTGCGTGGCAGACCTCGGGGAAATCGGCGTAGAGAAGGTCATTCGTCTCCAGCTCGACTTTCACGTTTTCCAGCATGGCGACCGCATGCTCTTTGGCCGCGCCAACGAGCACTACAAATCGCCGATGGCCATAGGCGACCGCCCAGATCACCGCGCATTCGGCGAGCGTGGTCTTGCCGCCGCCGCGCGGCATTGCGAGGGCGAACAGCCCGCCGCGGAGCACGGCCCCCTCGATCCGCTCGATCGCGAGCAGGTGATCGGCCGACCAACCCAGTCCGAATTTTTCCGGGAAATATAGCTCGCAAAAGAGCCGGAAATTCAGCCGGCAGAGCCCGCGGCGGGCGGCATCGGCGATCGGCGGGATGTCGGCGATGTCCCGGCCGGCGCGGCTGTCCTCGGCCTGATGCTCGGCGACCCGCTTCTTGTGCCGGCGGTAGCGATCGGCGCGTTCCTGGTCATCGTTGGACCGATTGGCTTCAGCTTCCGCCATGGTTAGCGATCGTTGGCTGGGTCCACGGCGTTCGGAAGAAAGAAAGTGTGTGTGAATGCCCGATGTTTCGCTATGCCGTCGAGGAAAAAAGGGCCAGGAAGGACCCAAGACGGGGGCTACCGGGGCGGGCGCCGGGCTTGGCCACGCCAGCGGAGGATTTGGCTGAGGGTTGCGGCTTCGTCGAGGAACAAATGGCCGGACAACGGCCCGGGGCCGTAGCTCGCGAGCATGGCTACGAGGTCCACGGGAGGCTCGAGCCAGAGATGCAGGTGATCGCAGTCCTCTAGAGCGAGCTCGGCCGTGTGCTTGGCGCAGAGGCCGCCCGGTGCATCGAGGCTGGGCACATCGATCTCGGCGAGGCGGATTTCATGGATGCAGCGATTGCCGTCGATGGGCAGGCAGATCTCGACGCGTCCTCCGCTGAGGACGCGGCGGTAGATCACCGGCAGGCATACGCCTGGAGGCGGCATCAGGTTCACGGCATGCTCCATTTCTCATGAAATGGCTGGAACCGCGGCGGACGGCAGGCGGCCGTTGGGAGCGGCGACGGGTGCAGGGTCGCGGCGGTCGAAGCACGGGCAGCGTTCGAGATGGCCGGTAAGACACGTAATCGCCGACGTGTTGTTGGCGATGACATCGAACGCACGCCAGGCCAGGGCGGCTACGATGGCGAAGAAGGAGGCCATGGCCAAGATCAGCATTGCGGCGAGGAACGTGGTGCCGTAGGCCAGTTGACTGGGCTGAAGTTGGCTGGGATCGATCTGGCTGAACATGGCACGATTCCTTCGTCTTGGCCTGGACGGCGCGCCAATCGCGCCGCCCAGGCGTCCAGGTAGGATGCGTTACGCGGCCGCGGCGCTAAGCACCGGGGCGGGAAGATCTTTGGCGGATTCGGTCTCGCCGCAGAGCGCATAGGCGCCGAATTGGCTGAGGGCCGTGCATTGCCGCTCGCTGAGCTTGTACCAGCCGGGACGGTCCGGATCGCTGCCCCAGCCGCTGTCGAACTCCAGGCCCCAAGAATTCGGCCCGTGGAGGTAATAGGTACCATTTTCCTCGGTCACGAGGAGCACGCAGAGCGCATGGCCGCCGTCCTGCCAGTTCACACCCATCACGCCCGGATGGCCGTCGATTAAGGCCGAGACCAGGGCGTCGAATGTCGGGCAGTCGAGCCATTTTCCGGCGATCACGCGATACTGGCCAGCGACGGTTTTCCAATCGCTGGGAAAATTTCGCGTGTTGGTCACGTGCAGGCCCGCCACCGGATCGCAGCCGGGCAGGATGTTCGCCGGCGGCTGACCGACCGGGATCTGCACGCTCGTGATTGCGGCGTCGATGGCATTCCCGCCGAAGGTTCCGGTCACGATCGGGCACACGTCCGGCGCCAAGACCTCGAATTCCAGGCCGTGCAGCTCGCGGCTGACCATCAGGCATTGCGTGGCGCTGAATGCCCAACACCAGGGCTCGTCGGTCTGATTCAGGATCACCTTCAGTCCGGCGGACAGATCGCCATCACCAGCGGCGAGGTACCCGGGCCACTCGGCGCGCGAATAGACTACCGTCTCGGCCGCCCGGCCGTAGACGGGCAACTGGCCGAAGACTTTCCGCGGCTCGCAGCCGAGGCTGAAGACGCGGCCCGACTCGTGGATGTATTTGTGGTACCCCATCACTTCCCTCCCCATTTCTGAATCAGGTTCACCACGGCCGCGGCCGTCGCCGGCAGCGGGACCGAGACTTTGACGGCCGTCCCCGCCGGATCGGCGTCAACGAGATAGAGGCGGGGCAAGCCATCGGATTGTGCTCTGGTAACCCAGCCCGCAAGATCCGCCGGGGCAGTCGCAGGATCGACCCAGCGGAGGTGATTTCCCTTGCTGTCCAGAAGCGCGTGCAGATCCTTGCTTGTCAGGATCGCTCCTTGCGCCGGCGTCTGCTGATTCACGTCCGGGATTACCGCGATCAGCCACAATCGGCCTGCCGGGACCGTCGTTGCGGACGGGCCCGGATCGGGAGGGTTTACCGGCGCGGGACCTCCGGCCACGGTGATGCTGACTTCGGTTTCCTGGACCGTGCCGGTTGAGTCCGGCCAATACAGGCTCAAGTCGAACGTGCCGGCGGCCGTGGCCTGAAACAGCACCTGCTGGCGCGTTCCCCAGGACACGGGGAAAATTGTGACGCCCATCTTCGGGTGAACGGTCAGGGTCGATTTCGATTGCAGCGCGGGCGGGCAATTCACCAGGCCGATCGGATACTGCACGCCGATCTGCATGGGCACGGCCGGCACAGAAAACGCCGGCGGCGTAATGGGCGCGGGCGGCGCCTGCGCTCTGACGAGTGAGGGTAGACTCAGCGCGCCGGCGAGAAGCGAGATCCATAGGAATGCGCGATCTCTCATGAGCAGTCAATCCTTTTTTGCTGAAGGCTGAACACTGAAAACGGAACACTGCGAGAAGAGCCCGCCGGCCGGGCTGTGGCGGCCCGGCGCGGCGGGACAAGCGGCCGCTCAGAGTTGGCTCAGGAAACGTGCAGCTCGGATTTCACGATGTCGGCCGTTGCCGGCGTGAGCTTCGACAACAGCAAAGCGATCAGGGCCTGCCCGATCGGGCTCTGGGCCAGGGCCTCGATTTCCGCGAGAAGGTTCGCGAGGAAAGGATGGGCAGGGGCCGGCGATGGCGCGGGTGCCGGGGCGGGAGTGGGACCGGTGGACATGGTGGTCTCCTGTTTCGTGTGCAGACAGAAAATCGTGGGGCCAGGCGTGGGCCAAACCCCTATTTTCCTCCCCGGTGGCCAAAGTTGGCTGTCACGCGGCCGGCCGTCGCCAGTGGGCCTCGACGATCCCGGCCGCCTGGGTCCGGGCTCGCGGATCGTGCGGGCCGCGGATGCGGATCCGTTCGTATCGCTCGCGTTGCTCGGGCCGGAGATCCAGCCCCAGCGGTTCGCCCAGGGACCCGGCTACGGCCTGTAATCGCGCCTCCGGCGTGCCTTTGCTGCCGACCAGGTCGCACGCCAGGCAAGGCCCGGGCGTAGAGAGTTGCGCACCGCATCCCGGGCAACGAAGATCCGAGGGGGGCATTTCTTCCTCGGGGCTGACTCGCCTTCGGGCATGCTTGCCGCGGGCAATGTTGTGAATGCTCCCCCGGCTGATGGCCGGGGAGAGCTGGCGCCAGATGGCACGCTGAGGCGTGCCGAGCGCGAGGAGGGACCTGGTGGCCTGGACGATCGCAGGTGGGAGCATCTGCGGGATCCATCTTGGAGCGGCCCGAGCCGTTGCCATGTTCAGTTTATCACGAGGGCGGCCAAAGAAAGGACGCGGAGAGGGGGAGAGGGGGAGACGCGGGGAAAAACGCCGGCCGGGCGTCGAGCACGCTGGCAACGGGCCCAAACCGGGGGTTACGCCACGGCCGGCTGCGCCCAGTATAGCGGGTGTTAGGTGTTCGGTGTTAGGTGTAAGTAGTCTTCTGCTAACACCTTACACCTAGATCCTCGAGCTTCCCGCCGCCATCTCGTCCTGCATTTCCCCCCACGGCGGAGAGGGTAGATCGCGGCCGCAGCCGGGACAGGCGTGGACGATCTGGCCGGCGAGGATTGCCTTCCGCGGCTCGGCCCGCGCGGCGGAGAAGCCCGTATAGCCACTGGCCAGGCGGAAAATCTTAAGCGGGAACCCGCAGCGACAGGACCAGGTCCATACTCGCTCGGTGACCGTCTTTGCCGGGGTTGGCGCGCCCATCCTGGCATTATAGATGGGTGGAGGCGGCGGATTTGGCCCCGCTTCGAAGTTCATTTCGCGGCCGGGGGCAACCTGTTGAAGCGGGAGCTCCCTTTGGTGCGGCCTTGCTTCGGACGGCCGTTGGTCGCCAGGTGCCGCGCGCGGGCCTGCTTTGTTTGCGCCTCGCTTTCCGCGATCTCCTCTCTCTTCTTCCATTCCGCCTGGTTTTCCAGCCGCATCCGCCAGACCTCGGCGATCCGCGCCTGGACCTCGGCCGGCCCGGGCGTACCATCGTTGATTTCGCGGGCCTGCAACACGGAGAGGATGTCGATCGGGTCCACGTTCAGCAGCCGAGCGACCTCCCAACGATCGAGGCCTTGGGTCAGGAGGGGGAGCACCATCCGCTCGCGGTCCGCCGCGGCCTTGATTTCCGACGCGGAGATGATTGGTAATTCGTCCATGGATGTTTTCACCGCGAAGGCGCGAAGTACGCGAAGAAAACTCTTGGCGATCTTCGCGCCTTCGCGGTCGGCTGTTCATTCGGGTTTGGCCACGGGCGTACCCCACGCGGAATCCCAGCCGCGGTTGAGGAGCGCCTGGGACTCGGGAGAAAAGCAATCGATCAGGTACTCGGCGAAACCGCGGGCCCAGGCGGCCGAGTCACCCTGGTTGGCCGGATGCCGCGAGGCAAGCTGCAATTGGGCCACCAGGATCACGATGGCCGTTGGCTGGAGCGTGAAGCGAATGGGCGCCATCCGCTCACGGTCGCGGACCAGGACTCGCGTCTCCTTCTCCTCGCCGGGGGCCAATTGCCGGGCCGCCATTCGATCCGCGGTCGCGAATCGGCCGAGCATCTCCGCCGGAGCGATCTCCTCGCGCCAGATTTGCACGTCGTCGGGGGCCTCGAAACTGAGGCTGACCTGGTTGTCGATCCGCTGGACCGTGATCCGAATCCGGTTGCTCGTTACGATCCGCTCGCCTTCACGTCTGGTCAGTACTAGCATCGGTTCCTCCTTGTTCTTGGTTCGTTGTTCTTGCTTCGTAGTGCCGGCAGGCCGCGTCTTTGGCGCGGATGTCGGTGCCCGGGCCGCGCGTCCAATGGACCTCCATCAGTCCGCATTTGCGGACGATCCGACCTGATTCCAGGTGTGCGCGTGTGTAGTGCTCGCACGTTCGGCAGGTTTTGCCGGCGGGGCCCGTGCCCGGGGCGGCGGCGTGACCGCCGCGTTTTTTCGGCATGGCCGTTTCGATCGGATTGCCGAAAAGGTCGTTCATCCAACTGGACCCGGGATTGCTCAGGGCTAGATCAAAACAGGCAATACGCGAGCCGCTCCGGGTAAGGCTCCACGCCAGCCTGCGCGATCGTCGAATACTCAAGCACGGCCGAGAGCACTCGGCAAAGTGGTACCTGATGCAGCTTGGAACGCTCGGAAAGCTGCCGCATCGCTTCGCGGGAGAGCGTGATCGGCTCGACCGTGCAGCAGGTTTCGAGAGCGGAGACATCGCGGCGTGGTTTCTTGGTCATCTCAATGCCTCTTGGCTCATGTTTGTACGCCAGCCTCTTCTCTCGCCAGACTTGGGTCCCGATGCCGCGCGGCGAGAATCGCGGCGGCCCATTGTTCGCTTGCCTGTCGACATCCATCGACGCGGCATTTTTGTTTTACGCGACTGACCACCACGGCCATCCTCCGGTGTATCCCGGCCGACGTGGCCGCGTGATGCGCGATCGTCAGAAATCGCAGCATGCTCTCCTCGCTCGGAACGATCCAGCCGAGATTAACCGCCTCTGCATAGAGCCGCCGCAGGACACCGAGCCTTTGAGACGCAACGGCTCCCCTGAGTTCTGCGTCAGTGACGCCGCCGTTTCGGTCCCAAGGCCGGTTTCCGGCGCACGTGCCTTCGGCCACGGGTTCGAACACGGACACGGACGGAACGGATTTTGAATGCATTGCATTCACGGAATCACGAGCGCCTGGACCGGACTGGACCGGACGTGGACCGGTTTGGAAATTTGGCGAAAAAATTTCCAACCCGGCTAGCGGGTCGAGGTGCGGCGGTTCGAGTTTGGCAATCCGCGTCCAGTTGACAATATAAATCCAAGGTGCCGTGGCCCTGACGATCGCCGCAAGTCCAGCCGACTCAAGTTCTTTAATCCCGCGCAGAAAGGTATTCGCGCCGCCCTCGAAATACGCTCGGAGGCTGGCCTTCGGGGCAGCCAGCACGGAAATTGACTGCCCATCCCTCACTTCTGGGGCACCATGCGCCGCCAGCGTGCACAAGACCTCAACCTGGCGTCTCGGCAAATTCAATGGGGATAGGAAGTTACGCACGGATTCTTTCTGCGATTCGGTGTCGGAAAGTCCAAGAATTAGCTGGCGGGCCATAGTGAATCGAGGCCTCCCTTCCGGTCCACGCTCGGTCCACCCTGGTCCACGCTCGGTCCACCCTGGTCCACGCTCGGTCCACCCTGGTCCACGCTCGGTCCACGTACCTCTTTTTTCCGTGCCCTCCAGGCGTTTAGAAGAGTTGTGTTCGATCCCGGCGCCGGCCAATCAAAATCCGGGAGTTCGCCTTTTTTGGGAACGTACGAAGATGGTTCCACGAGCTGACCGCGTAGAATTTGCTTCTTTTTCAAGGGGATCGCCGAGCCGTCCTCGGCGAATCGGTATTCCCGGCAAACTTGTACCGCAATGGCTTGCGATAAAAGTTCCATCGCGGCCTTCGCCGTGACATCATCCTGGAACAAAAGCTCATCCTGTTTCACCTTTACAATCCTCATGATCACTCCTCCTTTTCCCGATAGAAGGACCGCACCGCGAAGTCGCGAAGCACGCAAAGAGAGATCTTGGCGCTCTCCGCGCCTTCGCGGTGCATTTTTTCATCAGTGACACCGCCAGCGGCCCGCCAGCCGGCCGAGCAGCCGCGGGCGGCGCTCGCACAGGCAGGCCGCCAAGCGGACCGGGGCCGCGGCGACGGCCGCCGCCGCGTGCAGGATCGGCCGCTCGGCGACCTCGACGTGGACTGTGGCCGTGCAAACGTTGCCCGCCGGCGTGCAACTATTGCACGGGCATTCTGCGCGGGCCAAACATGCCCAGAGGGCGACGGCGATCCACACCGCGATCACGATCAGGCAATCGATCCAAATGCGTCGGGATTTCATAATCCGATTCCTTTCAGGTTGGGTCTTTGGTCTTGGGACTTGGGTCTTAGGAAAGCCGCGCGGCCGATCGCGCGGCTCGTACAGGACTTTTTCAGGATTCTCGATCGGGTCGGTCCCTCCTTTCTTGGTTGGGGCTCTCCGCCGCGCGATCGGCCGCGCGGCGTTGGGCCGGGTTTTAGCCGGCCGCCGGAGGCGGATTGACCATCGCCGTCACGTCGGCCAAGAGTTGGTTCGCGGCTGCCGTTGCGGCCGCGGCGGTCGCCGTCTGGGCCGTCGTTGCGGATGCCAGCGCGGCCGTATCGTTCGTGACGGCGGTCTGGGCCGCGGCCACGGTCGCCTGGGCCGTGCTGTCGGCGGCCACAGTGCTCTGGATATTCGCGATATCCGTCTCGAGCGTCTGGACTTGGGCCGGTGTCAGATCGGCCATAAAACGTTTCCTCCCGTACAAAAACTGCGGGCCCGGCCGGCGGAGAACGTCTCCGCCGCTACACCGGGCCC